GGCAAGGCCAAGTCGTGGTGGGGGGAGGGTTACGCCGGCGTGTGCCTGAAGCCCTGGCAGTTCAGCTGCTGGAATCAGAACGACCCGAACTACGCATATCTGAGCGGTGCAAAGCAGATCCCGGCTGCACAGTTCGCCCAGGCCCAGCGTGCGGCTGACCAGGTGATGAATGGCGCGGTACCAGATCCAACTGGCGGTGCCACGCATTACTACGCGACCACGATGCCAAAGGCCCCGGCCTGGGCGGCGAAGGCCAAGCAGACGCTGCGCCTTGGTCACCACGTCTTCTTCAAGGATGTGCCGTGATGACGCCCGACCTACATCTGCGACAAAAAAAATTAGCATGACCTAAAACCTACTTTGCAAAGGATTGCAAAAATGACAAACCCAATCGTCCCATGGATGGGCGGCAAACGCCGTCTTTCTAAGCGTCTGCTGGCGCTGTTTCCTGATCATGAGTGCTATGTCGAAGTGTTCGCCGGCGGCGCGGCTCTGTACTTCAAGCGAGAGGAGCCCGCAAAGGTCGAGGTTTTGAATGACCTCAATGGGGACTTGGTGAACCTCTATCGTGTCGTCCAGCACCACCTCGAGGAGTTCGTGCGCCAGTTCAAGTGGGCGCTCAGCTCCCGGCAGATATTTGAATGGCAAAAGATGACGGCCCCAGAGACGCTGACAGATATTCAGAGAGCCGCACGGTTCTTCTATCTCCAGCATCACGCCTTCGGCGCCAAAGCCACAGGGCAGACATTCGGCACCGCAACCACAGGCCGGCCTATCAACTTGCTGCGGATCGAGGAAAACCTATCGCAAGCCTGGCAGCGCCTTTCCGGCACCTATGTCGAGAATCTGCCATGGTTGAAGTGCGCCGAGAAATACGACCGGCCCCACACCTTCCAATACATGGACCCGCCCTACTGGAAGACGGCAGGTTACGGCGCTGAGTTCGGCTTCGACGAATACGAGCGAATGGCCGACTTCATGCGGACTTGCCAAGGCAAGGTGATGGTCAGCATCAACGATCATCCAGACATCCGACGGGTGTTTGGAGGGTTCCGTCTGGAGGCGATGGACATTCGCTACAGCACTGCCAACCCCAGGAAGGGGCCGGCCGCTGTGACTGGCGAATTGGCAATCATGAACTGGTAAACCCGGGCGGGAGGCAAAACTCACCGCGCAGGATTTGATTCTGTTGCATCGTCGAAAATGAGGAATAATGCCTCTATCGTGGCCGGCGTCAAAGCGCGTGCTGCTTCAAGCCCTTCAACGAATCCGGCAGCACGCTCTCCCGCCAGCATACGAGACGGATTGTCAGCCGCCCTGGCGATACGTTCGAGGTGGGACGCCGCCCGGCTCTGAATCAGCGTTGGGAGGTTCATCTGCGCAAGTTTATGAGTGTCATTCATAGTCGTTCGACCTGTCTAAAACTACCTCAACCTAGCACGCATTCATTGGGTGTAAAGGGCGCTAAATGAAAGTTGAGTTTTAGACGCTCATCCACTGAAACCCGCGTGATACGTGGCCTTAGACCATCTCCAGCCCATACTGCTGCATCATCGGGGTGTGGGAGGACAGATCGGAGGTGTTTTTACTCATTGGGTAATAGGCAAATTCGTTGAAAGTGATGGGGCAAAGGGGGCGCGTGGTCCAGTGTCGATCAGTTTAGAAAGGCGCACGTCAAAACAAAGCAGGTCGAATGTGGGAGCTGTCGAGCTTCAGCGAGGCTGCGATGGGATCACCGCCCTGTACCGGCGGGCCGAAGCACCCGCATCGCTGAAGTTCAAAAGCTCCACACCTTGCCCAATCGTGGTCGCTTAACTGATCGGCATTGGGCGCTTGGCCCAGCATTTTTTGCGATGGGCGCAAGGTTAACATGCGAAGTCGACCCTTCGCAGGTCGCAAACGACCCGGTAGAAATAGAAGAAGGGGCGGCGCATTTATCAAAATACGCCGCCCCCTTCTTTTTATCGCCCCTTTACTGAATGTTGCCGGGCGAATCCAACACCTTCACCACATCATCAACTACCGCCTTGACCATCTCCTGCAAGTAATGCGACGCCCACGCATAACGGTCCGTCTCCTTGGTCATCGCCGCATCTTCTGCGAGCAGCTTGGCGACATGGAGAAGATCGGAGGCGTGGTGCAGGGCTTCTTGCAGGGAAACACCGCTGTTGACGCGGAATAGAGGTTGGTCGGAGTGAAAGGAGAAGGGGGTGACGCCGAGGGTGGTTAACGCAGGCGGATTTGTAGCGGTCATCGGTAAAACTCCCATATCAAGTGAGAGCTACCACGTTCGTTATCAGGCGAATGGGGTGGCAGCTGTGCGCAGGCTGATAAACCGGAGATACAGGAACCCGGCAGACCCGAAGGTCTCCCACGCACAGCCGCCATTGCACGAAATGAGGGGCGAAAAAAAACGCCTGCAAATCGGGTTTGATGGCGCTTGTTGCGCCTGCATCTTGACGGGTTATCAGGCCCGGTCGCTGAATTGGCAGCGACGAATGGAAGGGTAGCGTGGTGATAGGGAGGGTGCAACTGGGAAACTGTGTCCTGGAAATAAATGCGTCCGCTTTTCTCCAGTAGGCAGCATTGGAGAAACACGCCTCCTAGAACGATGTGGCAGGTAATATCATGATTCGACTAGTTTGAACTTCGCAACCTGGAAAATTTATGACGAGTACCCTGAAGTATCAGATTCTTGCTGGGCTACCGGGCGAAGGGCCTCTTCCTTTGCAGTTCAGCGCTACCGGCCAAGGGCACCATAGTGAAGGATTCGTCATCAGGTTCTCGCCAGAGGCGAAGCCTTCTTGGGTGGGGAATTTTCAACCGGGTTTTTGCCGCTTCAGTTGCGTTCTGACGCTGGGTTCAACTTTTCATGTGATGATAGTTGCCGGTGGTCAGGGTTATATCGTGGACATTCGTAGCGGCGTTCTCTTGAAGCATTTCGGTGGCGATATCGAGTACTTGGTCAGCATTCCAGAATTAGACAGCATCCTTGTTTCAAATGGGGTGTGGCTCAGGCTTGTTAAAGGCGAGGCTGAGGTCTGGTGCTCTGAGCGCCTGTCTCTGGACGGGATTAGAAATATCCAAATCTCGCTCGCGGATGGGATCATTACAGGGGAGGGATGGTATGTAGACGATTGCTGGTATCCGTTCAAAGTCTGCATCTCCTCGGGTGAAGCTACGGGAGGAGTTTTCGAGTCGCTTGACTTCAGCTAAGTCCATTTCTGCGTTTCTGAATGATTAGCTACCGGCCGCTCTGGAAGCAGTTCGCGCCGAATCACCAAGCAGTAACACCGCCATAACTCAGCGATTCATCGCTCTGATCACTCTTTTTTTCCAGCGCCATTTTTACAATCTGTCACGTTGGGATAAGGCAGGCAGACCAGAATCATTTTACTCTTCGGTTCAAAGCCGATGCGATCAATGCCGGGAAGGTGATGATCTGGCTTTTTCGCAGCATATTAATCCTTCAAAGTTGGAATGACTGCGCGGTCCAATAGGCTATTTTGACCTACGCCCACTAGCCGGAAACAACCCTCGGATCACCCCAAGAAACGCCGCAAACAGATTGATTGAAGTCGCCGTAGTGATAGCAATCAACACATTGTCCGAGAACGGCGCTTTGCCCGAGTAATACGTCGACCACCCATTCCACACCAGTAAAACCGCCCAGAAGATCACACCACAAGCGGCAAACCAAAACGCCCGACCCGCATATTTCTTGCGCAGTTGCCTTTCGGCCTTCTGGTCTTTGAGGTTCTGGTTTCTTTCATCGTCGGTGCCTATGGCTTGCTCGCCACCGGCTTGGGTGTCCTGGTCAGGCCCTGCCGCGGGGGGCAGGGTGAGTTCCAGGTTGTCGAGTTCTTCACTCACGGATGCGGCTCTTTGGGTGAATGAGTGTTGCCATGTCTTCCCAGTCGATGGCGGAACCGTCGGCGCCCTTGAGGGCCCAGGCTGTGCCGTCCTCGTGGGACAGGTTGGACAGTTGGGTCCCGGACCATTTGCCGTATTTGTTAATGATCCGGTCAATCAAACGATGGGTATAGGTATCGCTCTCCGGCACCCTCGGTGTAACGAACACAATGTCTTCGGCGTCGGGCTTCAGGTTGCTGAGCAGCGACGTCACCGGGCGATTACCGTAGGACTTCAACTCATGGTACAGCGATGGAATAACCGGGCCATATTGCCAGCGGGCAAAGTGATCATCCATGAGGGGCTGATCCCGTTCGCGCAGGTGCCAGGACTGCGTATAAAACAGCAGTTTTTGCAGCTTCATGGGCGTCAGGCCCGAAAGCTTGCCTTCCTTCGCGCGTTCAATGAAGGCGTTTGCGACAGCTAGCGCTGAATAAGCCATGAGCACCTCCGTCTTTGCTGGCTACGTTGTCAAAGAGTTTTATACATAGGCCTTGAGTTGTCGACATGCAAGGTGTTGACCGGCAGCAATACCAAGCTGTCGGAATAATAGAGCGTCGATAACTGGTTGCATATACAGTATTTTGATTCAAGTTAAGTGAAAGACGCGTGTTTAATGCATAAATATGCAAATTAGCATTTGCCAACCCCAAAAACTCCCGTCACTATCCGCGCTATGCAAAAACGCAACGTTTCTATCGTCTTAAGAGAGCTGCTGGACCGCGACCGGATCTCCCCCACGGAGCTTCACCGACGCACTGGCGTGCCTCAATCCACACTGTCCCGGATCCTCAGCGGCAAGATCGTTGATCCGTCGGATAAACACATCTCCCGTATCGCCGAGTATTTTCGCGTGAGCACTGATTACCTGCGCGGGCGCGCAGCAGTGGGCGCTTTGCGCGATGACGGGCGCGACCCGATGCATTCGGAACTCAAGGACATAAGCCTGTGGGACGACGACACCCCCGTTAATGATGACGAGGTGTCGATCCCCTTTCTGCGCGAGGTTGAATTGGCTGCTGGATCAGGAAGATTCGTCATCGAGGAAAGCGAAAAGGCCAGCCTGCGGTTCGGCAAGCGCAGCCTGCGGCATAACGGTGTGCAGTTCGACCAGGCAAAGTGCGTGACGGTGCGCGGCAACAGTATGTTGCCGGTGTTGCGCGACGGGGCCACGGTAGGGGTGAATGCCGGCAAGAGCGGCATTGGCGACATCGTCGATGGCGACCTGTATGCCATCAATCACAACGGCCAGTTGCGGGTTAAACAGCTCTACCGCCTGCCTTCCGGGATTCGCCTGCGCAGCTTCAACCGTGATGAACATCCGGATGAGGATTACAGCTTTCAGGAGATCCAGGATGAGCAGATCAGTATCCTCGGTCATGTTTTCTGGTGGGGCATGTACGCCCGCTAACCTCCACGCGTAAGAAGAAACCCGCCCATGTGCGGGTTTTTTTTCGGCCCTAGAAAACCGGCCAAGCCCAAGCCCGCAAGGCTTCCAATGCATTCGTGCATTTTCATGGCAAAAATAAATGCATCTGTGCATTGACTGTATATGCATACATGCATATTCTTCACCTCAAGCCAGCCAACAAGGCTTGGTGGAGGCGGCAAGGATGCTGCCAAGGAAGACAAGGAAGGCACGCAACATCGGCAAGGACGCCATCGAAGCGATGGCAGGGATGCCAGGCAATACCGGCAAGGATGCCGACGCTCTTTAGTTTCAACGCTTCAACAACAGGCAGCGATGAACCGGCCTTAACGGTTCAGAGGGTTGGCAACTGACCCAGGTGTGCAGCGTAAAGCACCAGAAGCAGTTATCCGGCAGACAGGGATCGTGGTCGGAAAAACATCGAGGAAAGGACCGTACCGCGCCAGTAGCGCCGAAAGTCCGAGGACATCATTACTGAAAAGCCCGGGCGACCGGGCTTTTTGGAATGCCTACCTACCCAAGCATTTGTAAATGAAATACGGACTATTTATTGCTCAGCCAGGAGGCGTGACATGACAAATGAACAGCAAGCGTTAGCGGAAATGCCTATCTGGCTGGTGATCGTATTGGCGGTGATCGGCGGGGTGTCAGGTGAAATGTGGCGCGCCGATAAAGAAGGCGCACGTGGCTGGTCGCTGATCCGCCGTCTGGCCCTGCGTTCCGGGGCGTGCATGGTTTGCGGGGTTTCCGCCCTGATGCTGTGCTACGCCGCCGGCATGTCGATCTGGACCGCCGGCGCCATTGGTTGCCTGACTGCCATGGCCGGTGCTGACGTGGCCATCGGCCTTTATGAACGATGGGCGGCCAAGCGCATCGGGATCAACCAAGGCTCCGGCCAGGACCCGCACTAATCGTTGCAAGGACGCGACTTAAAATGACGTTTATCGATAAGCCATCCCAACTGCCCCAAGCCATCGGCGCGGTGCTGCATGCGGCCTTCCCGGACATCAAGGTCGGCAGTCACCAAGACTTTCAAGGCGATGCTGAACAAACCGGCGTAATGGTCACGGTCGAAGGCAATGGCCCGGGTATTCGCTCTCGCGAGGGGCGCAAGGCCCACGTCCTGGCCATTTCACTTAGGGCCATGGTCGCCCCCGGTGCATTGCCGTTCGACGCCTGCGACCTGGCCAGCCAGCTCATGGACCTGGTGCTGGATAACCGTTGGTACCTGCCCCAGGCGCAGTGCGATTTGCCGGCGAATATCGTCGCGGCTCCCGCTGTGCGCACTTCCGTGGAAACGGACTACGACACCTGGACGGTTTCCTTCACTCAAACCCTCTATCTAGGGCCGACGTTACTCGACGATCCCACAGGCCAACCGCTATTTGCCTGCACCTGGGACGTCTCCGATATCGACGACCCGGCCCAATACAAGCCTCTGGCGGAGTAGCCCATGTTCGACGCGCTGTTACGCATGCAATTGGGACCGATCGTCGAGCGCCTGGCCGAGATGGAGTCCCAGCTCGAGGACCTCTACCGGCGCGCCGAGAGCTTCTGCCGGATCGGCATCTGCCAGCAGGTCGATGCGGCCAGCAACACCTGCAAGGTCAGCCACGGTGACCTGCTCACCCCGGCGATCCGTTTTTTCAACCCCAGTGCCGGTGCACAAACCGAAACCCGCATCCCCACGGTGGGTGAGCAATGCCTGCTGCTCAACTACGGCGGGGGGGAGGGCGGTGTGCAATCCGTGGCTCTGTTCGGCCTTAACAGTGATCGCTTCCCGCCGGTCTCCAACGTGGCAACGCTGACTCGGCGCCGGCATCAAGACGGCACCCAAAGCGACTACGACGACGCCAGCCACACCTTCAACTGGATCAACGGCCCGACCACCTTCAGCGGTTCCCGCGAACAGGTTGACGTCAAGGTCGGCGCCGCCAGCCTGACCCTCAGCGCCCAAGGCATCACCCTGCAAGTCGGCGGCACCAGCCTATTGCTGGATGCCGGCGGCGCGCACTTCAGCGGCCCGGTGGTGGACCATCAAGGACGCGTCATCAGCCCCCGATAAGGACACCCCATGCTCGGAATCGATAGGAACACCGGGGCGGCCGTCGACGACTGGCTGCAATTTGTGCAGCGCGCCACCCGAGCGCTGACCACCCCCATCGCAACGCGGCAAAAGCGCCCGTTGTACGGCTCGCTGATCCCGCAGTTGCTCGGCCAGAACCTCGGCGACGACCTGTTGATCCTCGCCCAGAGCCACGCCGCGCAGGCCTTCTACAACACCCACAACGGTATCGGCGACTTCGACCCTCAGGTCATCGTCGCCACCCGCCAAGGCGCCGGCCTGCTGCTGCGGTTTGCCGGCACCTGGAAAAACCGCCAACAATCCTTCGAGGTCGTGACATGAGCATGCTGATCCCCGGCCAGAACCAACTGGCGGAACCGACCATCATCAAGGTCGATGAGTTCGAACCGTTGCTGGCCGAATTCAAAGCGTTTGTCATCGACTATGTCGCCACCCGCGCACCGCAAAGCGCGGCCAAACTCCAGGTCAGCCTCGACAACGAAAGCGAACTGCTGACCCTGGCTCTGGAAGCCTTTTGCGTGCGCCTGCAAACCCATGAGCGCAAATACAACGCCCGCATCAAGCAGATGCTGGCGTGGTGGGCCACCGGCAGCAACCTGGATGCGCGCCTGGCCGATATGGGCCTGGAACGCCAAGTACTCGACCCCGGCGACCCGGCCGCGTTCCCGCCGGTGCCGCCCACCTTGGAAAGCGACGACGACGCCCGCCTGCGTTACTACCTGGCGCCCCACGCCCCAGCGGCGGGCTCGCGCATGCAGTATCGCCGTGAAGTGTTCACCTTGGGCGAGCGCCCAGCAGTGAAAGTGCAAAGTGCGACGCCCGGTGTGGTCACGGTCACCTACACCTTCGACCCCGACGGTTACGCGGCCCAGGTCAAGGACGGCAACGCTCGCCGCACCGCACCGGGTGAAGTCATGGTCACCGTGCTTTCCAGGGAAGGCGACGGCACGCCATCTGCCGACTTGCTTGACGGTGTACGTCGACATTTCGCACGGCCGGATGTACGGCCCGAAACCGACCTGGTCAGCGTCCAGGGCGCGCAGATTCAACCCTACAAAATTCGCGTGGTGGCCAAGATCAACGCCGGCCCGGACTCGGGGCTGACCCAAGTGGCCGCGCAGAAACTGCTGCAAGACTACGCCGAGTCCTGCCACCGTCTGGAAGGGCGGGTGGACCCCAGCTGGATCGACTACGCCATCCACAGTGCTGGCGCTGCGCAACTGCACATTCTGGAACCGCTGGCGCCGATTGTCAGCACCGCGTTCCAGGCCCCGTATTGCACGGGTGTCGAGGTGGAGGTGCGCACGCTATGAGTGAACCCAACGCAAGTTTGCTGCCGGCCAACAGCTCACCGCTGGAAAAGGCCCTGGACCTGGGCTTCGGCAGATTGCTTGAGCGCGTCACTCCGCCGTTTCCGGCGCTGATGAACCCGCTGTACACGCCCAGCGAATTCCTGCCTTACCTGGCCGCCGACCGCGGCGTCAGCGAATGGGATGCCGAGGCCAGCGAGGCGGAAAAACGCCTGACCGTGGCCTTGTCCTGGCAGATCCAGCGCCAGGCCGGCACGCCCAAGGCGCTGAGCCATGCGGTGGAGTCACTGGGCTTCACGCCCAATATCAGCGCCTGGTACCAGCAACGTCCGCTGGGCGTGCCTTACACCTTCGATGTGCAGGCGATCATCGGGCGCAGCTGGTCCAGCGGCGACCACAACCGGCTGATCCGGCGTATCAATGCGGCCAAGAGTGAGCGCGATCAGGCGACGATCACCATCGTGCATGAGACCGAAGGCCAGCTCGCCCTCACGCAAGTGCTCGACGCGCCTTTAAGCGACGGTGAGTTCTACCTGAACGGCGCGTTGCCGGAATTGGCGCTGGTAGCTCGGCTCAACAGTGCCGGGGTTGCCCAGCACTACACCATTAACGATTACGACCTCAGGGCGCAGCCATGACAGATGAAATCACGCGCCTGGTGCGCTTCACCTCCAAAGGTTTGGATGAAGTGCTGCAGGCAAAGAACCAGGGCCTCAAAGGCGAAATCACCCACATCGGCGCCGGCACCGGCCGCTACGACCCCGACGGCACGGAAGTGGCCTTGCGTGACGAGCGCCAACGGGTGGCCATCGTCGATTACGAAGACCTGGGCGACCGCCAACTCAGGATGGCCGCGCTGTTTGACGGCGACGGCGAGTATGAGATTGGCGAGTTCGGGTTTTACCTCGCCAGCGGCACCTTGCTGGCGGTGTATTCCGTGGCGGGTAAGTTGCTGACGTATAAAGCGGCGGCGGCGCGGGTGCTGCAGAAGTTTACGCTGGATGTTTCGCCGTTGCCGGCGGATAGCGTGACGATTGTGGTGGGGGAGCACAACCTTAATTTGTTGTTGACAGAGGAACTGGCAACAATTGCTGCTGCTAATGTAAATAATATGTGGCGGCATCTAGATGTGTTGTTTCGAGTAATGGCGCTGGAAATAAAAGCTCAATGAGGGTTCAAGGATGATTCGCGAAGCTCCCTTGGTATTTAATAATTCAGAGGTCAAGTATGGGTATTGAGCAAAAAATTGGTGACTTGGTCACTGCCGCGGACAACCTCACAACTGCGGTTAACGGAAAAATTTCTCAAATAGACAACCGTATGGACGTTGCACGGGCGGAATTTGATGATTTTCGCAGCAAAAAGGATATGGTTGGCGTAGTCGGTGCGGCAGGCTCAGTACAGCTCAACGTCTTCCAAGGCGGTGTGTGGGGTACGGGCGGCCCTCAAAAGACAGGCGCGTCAGGTGGGTTCTCCGTCGTCGATCTAGGAACGTCAGCTGAAGTTTACATGCACTTCAAGTTGCCGGTTAATATCAATACTCACGATCAGATGTTCTGGTTCAATATTCGTGGGTATAGCTATGGTAGTGCGAGCATAGTAGATGAGACCGTAGTGGGCTATTGCTATTCGCCTCAGCGTGCGGTGTTGAATAAGTCTGTATTTGGGAATATGTCTCCGGGGATTTATACGGATGCCAGTGGTAATGTGATTGTGCGGCTGAAGTTTCCAAGTATCTATGTGACTACGATCCGTATTGACACTATGCAAGTCGGTATTGGTGGCTTGTTTGCGGTTGGTAGCATTGAGTCGAAGCTGTCGCTTACTGATAAGGTGGAGTTTTAAGTGAACGAAAAAATTAAGCTGGATTATCAATATAAACCTAACCCCGAGTCTATTGCTCTTGCTGAATGGGCCTCTATTCGCACTCGTCGTCAACAGCTATTGGCTTCCACAGAGGCAATGCAGTCCTTAGACAGCTCACTGACTGACCTGCAACGTAGTGAGCTTGCGCTTTATCGACAGGCAGTGCGCGACGTCCCACAAGACTCGGGCGATCCCTACAAAGTCGAATGGCCAGAGTTGCCTTATTTCCTGAAATAACCCACCGCGAAAGCGGTTTTTTTTCGCCTCCCCCAAAGCCCCTCCCCGCAGGGGCTTTTTGCATTTTCCACCCGGAGATTTCCACCCATGCCCACCCGCCAAACCTACACCGTCCTCATCCCATTCCCCATCGGCAACGGCCATTGGTCCACCGCTGGCGAGGAGCTGGAACTGCTCGACGTCGAAGCATCCGCCCTGCGCACCGCTGGCCGTCTGGAACTGACCAGCGTCCTCAACTCCACCCCCAAGAAGGCTGAATAACCATGGCAGAAGTCCTGAACTTCGAGCACAACGGCATCACTGTGAATGCCACTGAATCCCCCGAGGCCATGGGTGGCCTTGGCGATAACGTCATTGGCCTGGTCGGCACTGCGCCGAATGCCCACGCGTCGATCCCCAAAAACGCGCCGTTTCGTATCAACAGCTTCACCACCCAGGCGCTGCTGGACCCCGCCGGCACCGAGTCGGGCACCTTGTTCCAGGCGGTGTACCAGATCCTCAAAGTGGTCAAGGTGCCGGTCTATGTAGTCATCGTCGAAGAGGGCGCTACCCCGGCCGACACGATCAACAATGTGATCGGCGGCAACGACCCGGTCACCGGTCGCAAGCTGGGCCTGGCTGCCCTGAGCAGCGTCCCTGAAGACCTGACCATCATCGGCGCTCCAGGCTTCACGGGCACCAAAGCCGTAGCCGGTGAGTTCGCCTCGTTCGGCAAACGCATCAAGGCCCGTGTGGTGCTCGATGGCAAGGACGCGTCGGTGGCCGACCAAGTGACCTACAGCGGCGAGCTGGGCGGTGCCGACCTGGGCTTCGACCGTTGCCTGCTGGTGCACAACATGCCGTCGGTGTACTCCAAGGCTGCGAAGAAGAATGTGTTCCTGTCGCCATCCTCGCTGGCCATCGCCGCACTGGCCAAGGTCAAGCAGTGGGAAAGCCCGGGTAATCAGGTGACCTTCGCCGAGGACGTTTCCCGCGTGGTCGAGTACAACATCCTCGACACCTCCACCGAAGGCGACCTGCTCAACCGATACGGCGTGAGCTACTACGCCCGCACCATCCTCGGCGGCTTCTCCCTGCTGGGTAACCGCTCCATCACCGGCAAGTTCATCAGCTACGTCGGCCTGGAAGATGCCATCAGCCGCAAGCTGGTCAAGGCCGGCCAGAAAGCCATGGCCAAGAACCTCACCAAGTCCTTCATGGACCAGGAGGTCAAGCGCATCAACGATTGGCTGCAAACCCTGGTGGCCGACGAAACCATTCCCGGCGGCAGCGTGTACCTGCACCCGGAACTGAACAGCGTCGAGAAGTACAAGAACGGTACCTGGTTCATCGTCATCGACTACGGCCGCTACGCGCCGAACGAACACATGGTTTATCAACTCAACGCCCGCGATGAAATCATCGAGCAGTTCCTGGAGGACGTTCTCTAATGTTTACCAACCGAGTCAGACAGGCCATTGCGGCCACCCTTCAAGGCCTGCCGTTGTCCGCAACCGTAGAAGAGTTCACCCCGCCGAAGATCGAGTTCGACATGGAAGCCATGTCCGGCGGGCGCTTTATTGCCGAGGAAATGGCCAAGAGCGGCAAGGTGCTCAATGCCAAGCTGGTGCTGCAAGGTGCCGGCCCGGAAATCATGCTGGCCCTGGGCGTGCGCATGGGCGACGACATTTTGCTGAACGTGCGTGAAGCCGGTCAGGACCAGGACGGCAAGACCTACTTCACCTACCACACCGTCGGCGGCAAGCTCAAATCCCTGGAGGAGGCGAAGCTGAAAATGGGCGACAAGGCCACCACCACGCTGGAGCTGTCCTGCCGTACCTACAACCGTCTGGAAAATGGCATTTCGGTGATCGACATCGATGTACGCACCCAGAAGTTTGTGCTCAACGGCGTCGACATTCTTGGCGATGCGCGCCGTGCCGTGCTGATGCCTTAAAGATGACTGCTATCTAAGGCGGGCACGATCAATGTGGGAGCTGGCTTGCCTGCGATGCAGGCGACTCGGTGTATCTGGTGTATCGAGTGGATGCTATCGCAGGCAAGCCAGCTTCCACACGGACCGCGCGCAGATTTAGATTTGCGGTGCTTTTCAACACTGCTCAACAAGGAATTGCCCCATGGCCTGGATGCCACCGTTGCACATTCTGCTGTCCCCGATCACCGCCGATACCGGTGCGACGATCCAGCAGGTTCAGCTCAAACCGTTGTTCTACGCCGCGCAAAAAGACGCGCTGGCCCGGGCCGGTGATGACGAGGACGACCAGTTCTTCGAACTGGCGAAACTCGCCACCGGCCTGTCGGAAAAAGAGCTCGACCAACTCAAGCGCCCGGACTACGTAAGCATTGCTCAATACGTACACGAAATGTCGACGCGGCCGGCTTCGTTCTTTTTGAATGAGCACGAAGCGACGCCCCACGATCAGCCTGTCCCTCTGCTCTTGCCCCTGGAAGCCGCTGGCCGAACCCACACCGAACTGCCCCTGGAAATGCCGGCCTTGCGCGCCACCAAGGTGATGAAAAAACTCGCCACCAACAAAGAGCGCGCCGAGTTCATCACCGCCCATTGCACCGGCCTGATGATCCCCGACCTGGCCGGTTTGACCGTGCCCGACTGGACCGAACTGCAGGAGCGTATCGACGATTTTTTAAATCAACCGGCGGCCTTCTTTCGCAGCGCGACATCGAAGTAATCCTCGATGTGGTGCCGCTGATCTACTCGGTCAATGAGGCGGAGATCCTCGACTGGGACGCCGGAAAAGCATTGCGCCGCTACGACATTGCTATCACTCGCCTTGGCGTCAAACAGGAGTAAGCGAGATGCAGGACAATTATTCGCTCGCCTATGCCGTCGCCAGGAATGGCCGGGATGCGTTCGGCAGTACAGACGGCGCACATGACGCCGATATCCTCAGCCCTGGCGCGTTGTCGGTTGGCAGCTCAACCCCGTCAACAGATTTGGCTGCCTTGTCCGGAACCGTTGCCGCACTCACCAGCGCAACGCTCAAACTTGATGAGCTCGCACTGTCGCTCGGCTCATTGCGTGAGGGTGTGGATTCTCTCGACACGGCGCTGTCGTCGCTGAGGGCAATTGAGGTGCGTTCACCCAAGCTGGGTGAGCAGGCAGAATCGAAGACAGTGTCTGAATCCGCTTCGACTACCTCAGAGAATTTGCGCCATACCCGCGAGGCCATGGCGCTGGGCACCGCGCAGATAATCGACCTGGCAAGTGCGCTGCAGCATTCAGGCAGCCAACTGAAGTTTGATAAAACCGCAACGTCGGAAAAGTCGATCAAGGTGCTGCGCGAGGAGTCCAGCGAAAGCGGCAAACGTTTCTCTACGACCCTGGATGCCACGCCGGTATTGGGCGAAGCGCTTTGGCTGAAAGCTAAGACGGGCCTGATGGACAGCGCCAGTGACGTGGCTAAAGATTCACCGGCTCTGGCGGGCGCGATTAAAACGGCTGGAGCTATTACGCCGGTGTTTTCCGGCTTTTTTTCAAGTGTGGGAGACACGATAAAAAACCGCGTTGCTGGCAACGTGGTTGATGCGACGCTGGGTAAGCTTCCCGGCGTTGGCAAGCTGTTCAAGGATGGCGGTTCTGCGAAAGATAAATCGTGCTGTTGTGCGACGGCCACTCAGCACCCCATCGAAAGTCCTCGTTCGCGCTCGCAGGGCTCGCGCGGGAAAAAGAGCCCTCGTCAGTCGAAGTCGCAAAAAAAGCAGAGCGCTCAAAACACTCAGCGCGCGCAGATCAGGCAGCGAAAACAGCCGCTAGTGCCCAGAACAGCCTCGACCAAACGATCGCCTGCCAGCAAAAAAGGCGGTGTATTTTCCAGGCTGCTAACTAGCCTCGAGCGTGATGCAAAGGCATTGTTACCTGCGCCGTTCTTAGGCTTCGATGCGGGGCGGGCGGTTCAAAGGTTGCAACCGCGTGCGGTCGTGGCGAACCGTCCAAGCAAGAGCAGGTCTTCAGGCCAGTCGACAGCGAGCAGAGGCCCTGTGCTGATCGAGGCAGTAGAGCGCAAGCTTATCCCCATGTCTTCCGAAGGCCGGGTAACTACTGCTGCGCCCCATACTAGCCATTTCAGTCGTGAGGCTTTGCCTGGCCCGCTGAAGATGCCTTCCAACCCGCTAGGCACAGTGAACAAATTGGGAGTGGCCGGTGCTCGCCGCCTTGGCCCGATGAGGTACGCCGACACTGCTTTGGATGTGATTCAGGGCGTACGCAACGGGGATGCCAAGGCAGTCGGGACTGGCCTGAGCAGCGCCGGTGGCGCCTGGGCCGGAGCGTCCGCTGGCGCCGCGCTCGGTACCCTGGTTTTCCCCGGTGTCGGCACCGCAATCGGCGGCGCCATCGGTGGCCTGCTGGGCAGCGAGGCGGGCAGTTGGCTGGGTGACAAGGTGTTTGGCGCAAATGATCGCCTACCTGCGCCCAACGCGCTGAGCAAGGAACTCAACAGTGCCCGTACCGACAATGTCCAGGTCACGCTCTCACCGAGCATCCAGATTACCGGCGTTAACCCGGCGGATGCCCAGCAAGTCGTCAATCAAGTGATCCAGGCCCTGCAGTTCCAATGCGTGCCGATGGTCACTGATTCCCTGGGCATTCGACGCAACGCGGCATTGGCCGATCCAGGAGGTGATTGATGCGACAACAAATGGTACTGGGCGACTTTATTTTCGGGTTATCCCGAGGGTTCGCCTATTCCACACTGACCCGCAACAGCGATGGCGGTTGGAGCGACCTGGCGATTATCGCCAGCAAACCCCAGTCGCGGCAGAACGGCCAGAAGCTGGAAAAACTCACGTTCAGCGGCACAGCCATGCGCGCCACTGGCATGCAGCGCCTGGACGAATTGCGCGCTTTGCAAAATGCGCGAGCGCCGTTGCCGCTGGTGGATGGCATCGGCCGCAACTGGGGCCTGTGGCGTATCAACTCGGTAGTGGAAGCCCAAAGCAATGTGATCGATGACGGCACCGCCATGGTCATGAACTGGACCCTTGAGCTGGAGGAATTCGTCAATGCGTAGAGTACGAAGTATTGCCGGTGATTCGGTCAACCTGTTGCTTTACCGCGAATTGGGCCGTTGCGATGACACCGCCGAAGAAACCCTTTGGCGCTTGAACCCCGAACTCGCCGAATACGGCCCGGTACTGCCAGCCGGTGTCTGGGTGATCGTGCCTGAGATACAAGCACGACCGGCTGCCATGCGGCCCGTTCTGGCCTGGGATTGAGGAGGCTGCATGGCACAGGGATTTACGCCGATCGTGGAGTTCTACGGCGCCAACGCGGCGCTGCTCAATCAACGCCTGATGCACTGGAGCCACACCGACGCTGCAGGCATCGAGACCGATCGACTGGAACTGACCCTTAATATCGAAGGGTTGGAAGGCTTGCCCAGCCTCAGTGGCAAGATCGGCCTGCGCGTCGGATATAAGGAAACGGGGCTGGTGGAAAAAGGCGAATTTGTGATCACTCAGCGAACCCCGGTGCTGTTTCCGATGCGCCTGATGATCGTCGCCACCGCCGCGCCCTTCAGCGTGGTGGATAAAAGCGGCTACCGCCAGCGCCGTTCCGCCAGCCATGGGCCGACCACCTTGGGCGCCTTGTTTCGCCAACTGGTCAGCCGTCATGGTTTTTCACCGCGTGTGGCACCGACGTTGGACGGTATTGCGATTGAGCATATCGATCAGTCAAACGAAAGCGACATGGCCTTCATCACCCGCCTGGCCAAGCGTTACAACGCGGTCACCAAGCCGTTCAACGAACTCTATGTGCTGGCCGAAGCGGGGCAAGCCAAATCACTCACCGGCCAGCTATTGCCCGAAGTGAAGCTGTCCGTGACACACGACAACCGCCCGGGAAACCAGGCCTTTATCACCGCCAAACTTGATGAAAAATCACGCTCCAAATACATGGGCAGCCGCGTCAGCTGGTGGGACGCCGCCGCCGGCAAGCAGCGCGTGGTCCAGGTCGGGATTGCCCCGTTCAAGACCTTGCGCCAGCCCTGCCAGAACGAAGCCGAAGCCCGCGCCGTGGCCGAAGGCGAACTGCGTCGCGTGGGCCGTGAAGGCTTGAAGTTACAGATCGATTGCCCAGGTAACCCGTTGCTGGCGGCCGAAGGGTTGCTGATGCTGGATGACACCTGGCCTGTGTACATGCAGGGGCGCTGGTCGATCACCAAGGTGACCCACGTTGGTGATCCAGCGACGGGATATCGCAGTTCGATCATGGCCGGTGGGTTGGCGTCGTGATCGTCACCGCTGCACGCTCCCCACTGACTCGCTACAGGAACCAGGATGCCTATGAATGACGAAGAATTGGCCGCGATCAACCGTTTGATCGCCGCCCTGCAAACCCAGACCGATGGCCAGGTGGCGCTAAATGCCGCCATTCGGCTGTTGGCCCAGAGTAACCAGGCGTTGGTCGAAGTGATCAAGAGCCGAGAACCGGACCCGAATGCACCGCCTTACCTGGACGGCAAACCGGCGCGCTGATCCCGTCTCGACCTGCCTTGTACGCAGCAACACAGCCGTTGCACCCCACAACCCGCCTTCGCGGGTTTTTTATTGTTCATGGAGAACACTCGATGTCGATTCTTACCCAAGGTACCCAGATTTTCGCCCTCGTTCCGCCGGTCTCCGGCACCGGGCCCTATACCGTGCTGGAAGTCGAGCACGCCACTTCGTTCGAACCGGGCGGCGCGCCGGCCGAGCAGATTGAAGACACCAGCCTCAATGCCGAAGAGCGCAGCTACAAGAAAGGTTTGCGCACCCCTGGCACAGCGAGCCTGGGCCTGAACGCCGACCCCACCAATGCCAGCCACATCCGCCTGCACCAGCTGTCGGAAGCCAAGGGCGATACCGGCGTGAAGTGGGCCGTGGGCTGGTCCGACGGCAAGGATGTACTGCCGACCGTCAACGCTAAAGGCGATGGCTTTGAACTGCCGGCGACGCGCACCTGGTTCACCTTTGACGGCTACGTGTCGGACTTCCCGTTCAACTTCGCACTGAACGCGGTCGTGACCACCACCGTCACCATCCAACGTACCGGCGCCAGCGCCTGGATCAAGAAAGCCTGAGAGACGCCATGAACCTCAAACAACTGAAAGCCAAGGGCGGCATCGTCGATGGCCAACTGGTGAAGAAGGAAATCAGCTGGACGCACCTGGACAGCAAAACTGGCAAGGAAGTGACTGACACGTTCACGTTGCACATCCGCCGCCAGTCCTTTGGCGTGATCGAGCGTCTGTTCAGTCAGGGCGAATCGGCACAGAGCCGTAACGCCAGCTACCTCGCCGCCTCAGTGTCGTTGGGTGCCGAGGGTGATGAAGCCCTGAGTTATGACGATGCCTTCGGCCTTGAGCCGTCATTGGGGTTTGTGATGCTCAATGCAGTCAATGAGGTCAATGGCACCCAGGGTGGCGGCGCAAAGAACTGACGGTCGCCGATGAGTTCTGGCACGAACTGGTGCTGAACGGAGTCGGCGGCCGCACGATCGCCGAAGCCAAGGAACGCATGACCTACCACGAAGCCCTGGCATGGGGGCGCTATATCGACCGATATGGCTCCCTGCACGCCGGTAGGCGGCTGGAGGCGGGCAGCGCGTTGGTGGCGCTGCAGACCCACCGGCTGGGCGGCGGCACGGCCGAGATGATTGACTTCATGCCCCACGAGCTGCGCCGGGGTGTGTCGCTCGAACGTGCGATGAACGAGTGGCGTTAAGGACGACGCGACTTTCCATGAAACCCGTTTCGACGGGTTTTATCCATGACCCGGAGAAACCTATGGCAACTGCTTCCCAAGGTAATCTGACGCTCAACCTCGGCAGCCTGGAGCAGGCCCTGGCGAAGGCGTCACGGATTACCGAAAACAGCATGCGCGAGATGCAGCAGAAGATCGAGGACGCCAGCAAAAAGGTCAGCGCCTCTGCCGCAGCGGCGCTACAGGTCACGTCCGGCCAGTTCAAGAGCTTTCAAAGGGCCTATGACCCGGCCACGGATGCGGCAGAAAAATTTATCCAGAAAAATGCGCAGTTGATGCAAGTGCTCAAACAGAGCCAGGGTGCGCAGAATGATTTTGTTGGGGCGCTGGATGCGCAGTCCAGTTATACCGAGCGGGCGGGGCTGAAGTTTCCAACGGGTGGGCCGTATGGGGATGCAGCTTCATCGGATCAGGAGGGGATGGCTCTTCTGAGTGAAGAAAAAACTGGGCAGGTTAAAAGTAATTTCGCCGATATGACCCAACTGCTCGATGATTGGCGCGAAGGCGCCAGTGCTGCGTTCAGAGAGTATTCTACTAACGCAGGTACGGCAGCCGAGCAATCGAAGGCGGTGTTCGCCAGTGCTTTTGAAAAGATGGACGCCGCGGTCCTGACGTTTGCGACTACGGGGAAGTTCAACTTCTCTGACTTTGCCACCTCGGTACTTAAAGACATGGCGGCGATGGCTGCCAAAACGGCGGCCTCTAGTGCCCTGAAGTCGTTGTTCAGTTTGGCCGGCTCGGCCATCACCAGTTGGTTGAGCCCTTCTGTTCCAGCAGGTTCAGTGCTGGGGCCAAGCGGGTATCAAAATGAACTCAATGTCTCCGGCATTAAGTATGCCAATGGGGGGGTATTCACCAACTCCATTGCGACCAGCCCCACACTGGCCCCCATGGCCCTCTTCGGCGAAGCCGGCCCCGAAGCCATCATGCCTCTGAGCCGTGGTTCCGACGGCTCCCTGGGCGTGCGCGCATTGGGCGGCGGCCAAGCAGGCAACACCAGCAGCAACCAGGTGGTGATCCAACAAACCATCAACGTTGCCGACGGCCAAGGCTCAGGCACCGACACCAACGCCCAGAACGTCGCCCGCGCCTACGCCGGCTCAGCCCGCCAGGGCGCCGCCGAGCAGATCGCCCGTGACCTCAAACCGGGCGGGCAAATCTGGTCGGCCATCAACGGCCGCTGACCCTCAACGGCTTACGCCTGGAGAAAACATGAGCACAGAAACTTTCACATGGGTGCCCAAGGTGGAGCCCGTCGGCAGCGTCGAGTTTCGTCTTAAGACGGCCAAGTTCGGCGATGGCTACCAGCAGACGGCAGCGGACGGGATCAACAACAAAACCCAGTCCTGGCCACTGACGTTCGTGGGTGACGAGGCGCGCATCAAAGCGATTGTTGCTTTCCTTGATCGCCATGCCGGCGCCAAGGCGTTCAACTGGACCGCACCACTGGCAGGGGCTGCGTTGTATCGCTGCAAGGGTTACCAGCCAACGCCCATGGGCGCCGGGCTCTACTCCCTGACGGCGACGTTCGAGCAAGCCTTCCACCCCTAGCGCCGCCTCCACCCCGCCACAGTGCGTAATGCCGTTCAGTTAAGCGTATATCGCCTCTGTAGGAGCGAGCTTGCTCGCGAAAAACGTTAACGATAACGCGTGTTTCCTGATTGAACGCGGCGCCTGTGAGTTTTTCGCGAGCAAGCTCGCTCCTACAAAAAGCCTTAACTGAACGGCATTACGCCACAGTGCGGGGTTTTCTTTGCCCGGAGAATCATATGTCCATCACCGCAGATATCCAGACCCTGGAGCCCGGGGCCTGGGTGGAGCTTTTCGAACTCGATGCCACCTCCCTGGGTGCCGAGCTTTACCGGTTTCATGGTTACCCACAGGAGTCCTCGATCTTCTGGCAGGGCCACGAGTACTCACCTTGGCCGATCCAGGCCGAAGGCTTTGAAATGTCGGGGCACGGCACCCAACCGACGCCGACACTGGCCGTAGGCAACGTGGGTGGTTTCATCACGGCGCTGGTGCTGTATTTCGAGGATTTGGTAGGCGCGCGCCTGATCCGCCATCGCACTCTGGCCAAGTACCTCGACGGCCAGCCCGAAGCCGACCCGGAAGAGGAACTGCCGCCGGACATCTGGTACGTCGAGCGCAAAGTCGCCGAAAGCAGCGAGACGGTGAAGTTTGAACTGGCCAGTGCGCTGGACTTCAATGGCGTGCAACTGCCCCGTCGACAGATCGTCGCCAACGTGTGTTGGTGGCTCAGTTGCGGCGGCTACCGCGGCCCTTATTGCGGCTACAACGGCGGCCCGGTGGCGGATGCCAATGACGTGATCGTCACCGACGCGGCCAAGGATAAATGCGGTGGGCGGCTGACCAGCTGCAAGCTGCGTTTCGGCGAGAACAACCCACTGCCCTACGGCTCATTCCCCGCAGCCGGACTGTTGCGGAGCTGAGCATGAACAAGACCAACCTGGCGGCGATTACCCGGCACGCCGTGGCCGCGTATCCCCATGAGTGCTGCGGCCTGCTGATTCGTGAAGGGCGCAAGCGTGTGTATGTGCCGTGTCGAAATACGGCGAGCACGCCCAGCGAACATTTTCGTCTGGCGCCCGAGGATTACGCCGCCGCCGAAGAGCGGGGCGAGATCCTCGCAGTAGTGCACAGCCATCCGGATTGTCCGGCGACACCCAGTGAAGCAGACCGTGTGGCGTGCGAAGCCTCCGGGTTGCCCTGGCACATCGTTGAAGTACACAAAGGCGACGACGGGCAGGTACGCACCGGAGAATGGGCCGGTTGCACGCCAAACGGTTACCAGGCGCCCCTGATCGGTCGTGCCTTCGCCCACGGCGTGCATGACTGCCTGAGCATTATCCTTGACTACTACCGCCGCGAGCTGGGTATCGAGCTGGGTGACTATCAGCGTGAAGACGGTTGGTGGGACAACGGCGGCAACCTCTACCTGGACAACCTGCCGGCCGCTGGCTTCGTGCAGGTCAGCCAACTGCAACAGGGCGATATCGTGCTCATGCAGATCCGCTCGCCAGTGCCCAACCATGCCGCGATCTACCTGGCCAATGGCGTGCTGCAAAGTGAACCCGAACATTACCCCGCGCCAGGTTCGATCCTGCACCACCTGTATGGCCGCGACAGCAAGCGCGACACCTACGGCGGCTATTGGGGCGAGGTGACGGTGAGCTATTGGCGACACGGCCTGCGGGCCAAACATTAACCACATCGGCGGATCATTCGCCGGGAGGATGCCATGCATCATGAAAAAGTCAGGACGGTGCGCCTCTACGGCAGCCTGGGCGCGAGCTTCGGGCGCGTGCATCGACTGGCGGTGAGCAATGCCTCGGAAGCTATCCATGCGCTGTGCATTCTGGTGCCAGGGTTCGAGCGTTTCTTGATGGAATCCAAGGACCGGGGCGTGACGTATTCGATCTTCCTGGGCCGGGACAATATTGGTCAGGATCGCCTCAAGGCACCTCCAGGCGCTGCGGATATCCGTATCGCACCGGTACTGGTGGGCAGTAAGCGCGCAGGGTCGATGCAAACCATTATTGGCGTTGCGCTGATTGTGGCGGCGTCGTACTTCTCTGGCGGTCTGGCATCGGGAAGTTCCTCTACCCTGATCGGTGCTTCATCCGCCACCGGCTGGACCTTTGCCGCGAGCATGGGGATTTCCATGGCCATGGGTGGCGTCGCGCAGCTGATGTCGCCCATGCCCAAGGGCCTGGGCACCATGGACCGCCCGGATAATCGCCCCAGCTACAGCTTCAATGGCCCGGTGAACACCAGCATCCAGGGTAGCCCGGTAGGCCTGTTGTATGGCGAACTGACGGTGGGCAGTGCGGTGGTCAGCGCGGGTATCTATGCGCAGGACCAACTCTAGCCAACGTCGCGAAGATGACCAGGAGAGTGCTCATGGAATTGGCAGTAGAACAAAATATGATGCGAACCGTCCTGCTATCAGGCTCGCTCGCCAGGCTTTTCGGTCGAGAGCATCGTGTGACCACCTCGGGTGGTTTCAAGGACGTGATGGGCTACTTCAAACAGTTTCCCGGTTTTGAACGTTACATGCTGCAGAGCGCTGATAAAGGTTTGCGCTTTGCGGTATTCAACGGCAAACGCAACATTAGCGAAGACGATATTCAAAAGCCTCTTGGCAAGGACGTGATTCGTATCGCGCCAGTGTTGACCGGCTCCAAGCGGGCCGGGGGGCTACAGACCATTATCGGCGCGGTATTAATCGCGGTGGCGTATTACAACCCGTTTGGCTTTCTCACTGGCCCGGCGGCCAGCATGATGATGATGGCAGGTGCGTCCATGGCGATGGGGGGCGTCATGCAGATGTTGTCACCTCCCCCCAAAGGGCTTGGCGCCCAGGATAGCCCCAACAATCGCCCGAGCTACAGCTTCAATGGCCCGGTCAATACCAACGCCCAGGGCAATCCGGTAGGGCTGCTCTACGGCGAGTTGGTCGTCGGCAGTGCTGTGATCAGTGCCGGCATCTACGCCCAGGACCAACTCTAACCGTCCTCCTTTTCAACCAACCCGCCGAGTGCGGGTTTTATTTCGCCTGAAGGAAAGCCATGACTGACTTCACTCTCGCTGGCAGCAAAGGCGGCGCGTCCAAGCCCCGTCCCTCCGTGGAGGCGCCAGACAGCCTGCAAAGTACGGCCTATGCCCGTATCCTCGATCTCGTCAGCGAAGGCGAGATTGTCGGTTTGAAAAACGATAAGCGCTCGGTGTTTCTCGACGAGACCCCGCTGGCCAACGCCGATGGCAGCCTCAACTTCAGTGGCGTGACCCTCGACACCCGCAATGGCAGCCAGGACCAGTCACACATACCTGGCTTCCCGGCGGTGGAAAACGAAAGCCCGGTGTCGATCGAGCTGCGCAGCGATCAGCCCTGGACCAAGTCCTATTCCAACCTGCAACTGTCGGCGGTACGGGTTCGCCTGGCCGTGACGCGCCTGTCGCAGACCAACACCAGCAACGGCGACACCAACGGTTATACCGTGCAGTACGCCATTGACCTGTCCACCGACGGCGGCGCATTTACAGAGGTGCTGGCCGCCGCGTTCAGTGGCAAAACCACCACCAAGTACGAACGTTCCCACCGTGTCGACTTGCCACCCGCGAAAGTCGGCTGGACCTTGCGCGTGCGCCGTATCACGCCGAACTCCACCAGTGGCACGATTGCCGATACCACCACCGTGGAATCGTCCACCGAGGTGATTGACGCCAAGCTGCGCTACCCGGGCTCGGCGCTGATCGGCCTGCAATTCGATGCCGCGCAATTTCAGTCGATCCCCTCGCGCTCCTTCGAACTGCGCGGGCGCATCATCAAGGTGCCAAATAACTACGACCCACAAACCCGCACCTACAGCGGTGTATGGGACGGTACGTTCAAATCGGCCTGGACCGACAACCCGGCGTGGATCTACTACGACCTGCTATTGCACCAACGCTATGGCCTGGGCCACCTGCTCAACGCCGGTCAAGTGGATAAGTGGGAGCTTTACCGCATCGGCCAGTACTGCGACCAGCCGGTATCCGACGGCAAGGGCGGCACCGAACCGCGCTTCACCTGCAACCTGTACCTGTCGGTGCGTGCCGATGCACTGAAGGTGCTGCAAGACTTGGCGACTACCTTCCGGGGCATGGCCTATTGGGGCGCGGGTTCCGTGATGGCGGTGGCGGATATGCCGGAAGACCCGGTGTACACCTACTCCAACGCCAACGTGATCGGCGGCCAGTTCATCTACGGCGGTTCGGCGAAAAAGACCCGCTACACCGTTGCCCTGGTCAGTTGGAACGACCCGACGGATTTCTATCGCCAGAAGGTGCAATACGTCGACGACGCCGAAGGTATCGCGCGCTATGGCATCCAGCAAACCGAAATCAGCGCCACCGGCTGCACCTCCCAGGCGCAAGCCCAGCGCATCGGCAAATGGGCATTGCTGACCAACCGCCTGGAAACCGAAAGCGTGACCTTCGCGGTCGGCCTCGACGGCACCCTGGCGCGGCCCGGCCAGATCATCCGCGTGGCCGACAACGACCGCGCCGGCCGCCGCATTGGCGGGCGTCTGCGTGCCGCCACCCTCGACACCCTGACCCTGGATGCCGAAGTCACCGCCACTGCCGGCGACACCATCACCCTGGTGATGCCCAACGGCAAGGCTGTATCCCGAGCGGTCAAATCCGTCAGCGCCGCAGGTGCGGATGAGCAGTTGGTTACGCTGCAAACCAAGCTCGACGACATGCCGCCGGCTCAATCGATCTGGGCCGTCGACTCCGCGACCCTGGCTTTGCAACAGTTCCGCGTACTGTCGATTTCCGAAGACTTTTCGGATGACGAAATCAAATACAGCCTCAGCGCGGTCAAGCACGTACCGAGCAAATTTGCCGCCATCGACAACGGCGCAAAAATCGACAGCCCACCGATCACCGTAATCCCGCCGAGCGTACAAGCGGCCCCGATCAACGTGACCGTCAGCAATGACCATTTCGTCGAGCAGGGCAGCGCGGTCAATGTCATGACCATCGAGTGGCAGCGAGTGGCCAATGCCATTGCGTACGAGGCGTACTGGCGCAAGAACGACGGTGAATGGGTCTACGCAGGCCGCACGGGCGGCAGTTCTATCGAGGTGTCCGGCATTTATGCCGGGCGTTATGTGGCCAAGGTGCGGGCGATCAACGCGCTGGATATCGGCTCCCTGTATAGCGAGTCCGTGGAAACCGTCCTTAACGGCAAGACCACACTGCCGCCGACCGTGGCCGCGCTGACGACGGAGTCGTTGGTGTTTGCGATCAAGGTCAAATGGCAGATTCCGCAGGGTGTGAGCACGGCGGATTTGCAGCGCACGGAAATCTGGTACGGGAAAACCGCTGATTTGGCGATGGCAACCAAGCTGGGGGATTACGCCTATCCGCAGACTGATTTGACCATGATGGGGCTGGCGGCGGGGACGTCGTTGTTCTTCTGGGCGCGGTTGGTGGATCGTACGGGGAATATCGGGCCGTGGTTTCCAAGCGGGTCGGGCGTCAACGGGCAAGCGAGTTCGGATGCGTCGCCGATTCTGGATCTGATCGCAGGGCAAATCAGCGAGACGGAACTGGGCAAGCACTTGCTCGACCGTATCGAGTTGATTGATGGATCTGGCGCGGGTTCGGTCAACGACCGATTGGACAATACCCGTAAAGAACTGCAAGCACTGGTTGATCAAGTGACGGATGCGTTGCTGTATGACGCGGCCAGGGCATATGCCAGTGGCGAGTTTGTACGCCAGGAAAATCATCTTTACCAGGCTATCCAGACAGTACCGGCTAACAGCCCGCCGCCTAACGCGGCTTATTGGCTCGACATTGGCTCCCTGGTGCAAACCAGCAATGCACTGGCGTTGCAGATCCAGCAGAACAAAACAGCGATTGAGACGGTGGACGGCAAGGTTACCAGCACCGCCCAGAAAACCGACGGGGTTTATGCTCAGGTCAATCCGAAGATGGCAGGTGATGAGCAAACCTCATTTGCGGGTGATGACGTTTCCATGGCTGGTACTTGGTCGGTGATGTCGGCGATTGCCGAGGGTGATATTGCCCAGGCGATGAAGACGGATGCGTTGGAGGTGAGGGTCAATCAGAACCGAGCCAGTATTACCACCGTAGACAGCGCTTCTGCTTCCCGGGATGAAGCCCTTGCCCAGCGGGTTACGCGGCTGGATGCAAAGGTCAATAACAACTCGGCATCGATTGATACGCGACTAACGACGTTGGCCACTGCGGATAAAACGCTGGCCCAAAGCATTGAAACGGTACAGACCAAAGTTAACCAACAGTCAGTGAGTATCCAGACCAATACCTCGGCGATTGCGGATACCAATGGGAAGTTGGCGGCGAATTGGTCCGTGCGGATGCAGGTTGCCGCAGGCGGTGGGTACAAGTTCGCCGGTATTGGGTTGGGTATCGAGAATGGTCCGGGTGGGTTGCAAAGTCAGTTTCTGATTTCGGCGGATCAGTTTGCGATATATAACGAAAATACGCCTGGTAAACCTTCGACACCGTTCGCGGTTAGAGGTGCTGAAACATTTATCAATAGTGCGTTTATTCAAAATGGCACGATCACCAACGCCAAAATTGGCAGCACTATTCAATCTGATGCGCTGGGAGCCAATGGGAAACCAGTATGGATTTTGGATAAGTCAGGGTTGTTTGAACTCAATAGTTCCGGGCCAGGGGGGCGTCGTGAAGTTCGACCAAACGTTGACAAGATTTATGATGCTGAAGGGAATCTGAGGATAAAAATTGGAGATCTCAACTCATGACGCATGGTATCCAGTTTTATGATAGTCGAGGAGGCGAAACCTTAGGGCTCAATTCAAAAACCATGAGAGCAGTTTCCCTTGTTTATGGGAAGGGATTGCCAACGAATGGTGCAATGGTAGCACTTCCAAAGTTTGATCCTCTCAAGGGAGTGGTTATGGTGGAGGCTTATGGCATAGAGCAAACAATAATGCCGGGCTACTCCATTGTGGGTGCATATCCAAATGCAAGTTTGAAATTCGATGTGCTGGACGCGGAATGGGCAGCTGCTTTCGGTGCGCAGTATGCAAATCAGCAATATTCGATTATGGCGGTGCACTATAAATGAGCTATGGAATATTATGTATTGGTAACGATGGTCAAACGATTATCGACGATGAAAACTCACTATTTCATGTTATGTCATCAGGAAGCTATGCCGCTGCGTCACCCAATATTCAGGGGTGTTGGATCTATGTGACTTACACGGCGACGATAAATTCGCCCAGACCACCGCTTGTATTTATTTCGCCGGACGGTGCCGGTGTTTATTTTCCGGTTGTGCACGCGGGTAGTGCTGGAGCATGGACGGGGTTTTCAGTTTACTTTGCTGGCAATTACCCAACGGTAGGTCTCGCCTACACGGGGAAGTATTGCGCCTGTGTCGCTCATCCACCCGCAACAGGTGGTTATGGAATGCAGGTTTTTGATAAAAGCGGTCAGGTGGTGTTTGATAGCAACTACAAAGTAATTGGTTTTGTAGGCGGGGCGCAGGACTGGGTTCCCCATGATTATCTGGATATGAACTTTTTCTTTCGAGTGTGGATGTATCGAATTCCTTGGGTTTACGGTAAGGATTCATATTTTTTGATGAATGTGTTTCGACAAGATTTCCTCTCTGGTTCGAGTACTTCATCAGTGACTATAGGGTTTCAAAATGCGTCTAGAGAAACTATTGAATTATCTGTTGTGACTGCGAAAACGGCTGCGCCGAAAGTTAATTGGCCACTGCTTGTTGGGGCGCCTTAGTTTCTATTCGGTCTTTTGTTCGCGGGTGCATGTCCCTGAATATATATATTCTACGGTGATAGCGTGCTCAATATATTTTTAATGTACTGGCGGTGAGAAAATGGCACGACAAGAAATAGATATAGGTACGCGCCCCAGTGGGGTAGGTGGTGATACACCGCGCAGTGCCATGATCAAAATCAATGCAATGACCAACGAGTTGTATAAAGGCGATGCACTGGCAAAAGCCAGTGGTTGGGGAGGGAATGTCCCCTTTGCTATGCAACCCACCGACAGCGCCGATGGCCTACCCGTAATAAATGGGCTGTTCATGTTCGGCAACGGTGGTGTTTCTCTGCCATACCCTTACGTATTCATCATTCAGGTGCTCTCGGGATCGGGTGGATATGTGCGGCAAGTTGCCTATAGCCTTTTAGAGAACGTGACCTGGGAACGTCAGTTTTTGCAAGGAGCCGCTGCGGGCAAAGCCTGGACGCAAGTTATCAAGGCAGGCGATTTTGGCGTAGGCGGTGTGGTCAAAATACTCACCACCAGTGCGGACGCAGTGGCGGCCACCGGAGAGTACTACGGCAACAATATTCCCGGACCCAATGGCCCCAACAGCTATGGCTTTTTGTCGCACAAATATTTGTCGGCTGTGTACTCCACTCAGGAGTGGGTCAACCCCGATACCACGAACACCGCGTTCAGGCGAGTCAACGCCAACGGCACATGGACACCATGGGCGCGCCTGTACACAGGTGCCAATGCCGAAGGCGATCCGGTATCGGGTGTCGGGTTGATGAGTAAAACAGTGGTAGGCGGCTGGAATATCAGTAAGTACATCAACGGCCAGATTTGCATTCAGGGCTATAGTCCGGTCAGTGCGGTATTGCCACCTAATCAGCCTACGGTGGTGACGGTTGCTTTGCCGGTGGCAATCGTATTGGGCAGTGGCAGCGTTTATGTAAATCCGCAGCCTCAGATGACTTATGAACATTTCGGCGCGTTGAACTGCTACGTCAACGGGACCAGTGCGGTGGACATCATCATCAGAAATGGCTCGACCGCTCAAAGTTTCCAAAACGCCGTGACTGTATGGGGAGCCTGGAAATGATCAGGATCAAACTGTTTCCCTTCTTGACGGATGAGCCGCTGAAGGTCTCTGTGCGCGATGAAGTGATCACGGTCAACGGCCGGGATTTTGATCTTTCGGTCATCCCGGACGGTTATCGCCTTCTCGCCAGCGCAATGGGCAGTGACTGCTTCGTAGATGAGATCGTACGAATCCATGGCGACCTGAGCCTCACGCTTAAATTGCCGGTCAAGTGGGATGATCCGCCGTCACTGCGCAACCCGGTTGAGCCTACGATCATTGAGGTGAGCTCCAATGGGCCAGTTGAAATACCCATCTCTGCAATAACTGAAGAACGTTCAGCACCCTCCCTGGAAGAGGTGATCCATGATTGATGTCAGCCAATTGCAAAAAATAAAGAGCGCCCAGGAGCTGGAGGAGGATCTCGCCCTTGATCAGGCCCATGGCTACCTCAGGGACAGTGACTGGTATGCGTTTGCGCAGCTGGAGGAAGGCACCCCGATGCCTGCGGATATCAAAGCCGCTCGCAATGCGGCACGCGCCACGATCTACCGGCTTGCTGAAAAACGCCTGCCCTGAAAAATGCGCAGACATCCCGTACCCGCTTTTTAGCGGGTCTTTTATTGCCCGACTATGGAGAGTCCCCATGGCACGACAGGAAATCAATATTGGTGCGGCACCCACTGGCGTCGGCGGTGATACTCCGCGCAGCGCCAGTATCAAGATCAACGCAATGACCCAGGAGTTGTTCGCTCGCCAGGCTCAGTTGGGCACGGCAGCCACTCAAAACGTAGTGACCGGCAGCGATGACTTCACCCCAGGGCGGGTGTCAATGATGGGGCATGCGGGTTGGGGTAGTACTCCGATTTCGAGATCGCCTACCGACGATGCTAACGAGTTGCCTCGAGTCAGTGGTCTGTTTCAATTCGGCAATGGCGGTATCAACCTGCCTAACCCGTTCGTGCAGATTCTGCAGATAGCCAACTCCGGCGGCTACGTCTGGCAAACCGCGAAGGCTATGCTTGATGAGTCGGTTTATATGCGAGGTCGACGTGGGGATGGTGCTTGGTCCCCGTGGCGGGCTGACATCAATTCATCGTTGTTTGCGATCGGGATCGGGCAAGGTGCCTCGACCGGAGAACTAATGGGGCTGTCGGCTGCACAAACCGCATCCCCAAATAAAGCCAATACGGGGCTGTACAGTTATTACGGTCACCCGGATGGCGTACCGGGGTTTGGTGCAATCAGTGTGCTCTCTCAAGCTTGGGGCCATGATCCGCAGTGGCGTGCGCAGTTGTCGATGGCGGTATCGGGGGATGGTATTCACTTCCGCCAGTTCAGCGTCAACCCAGGCGCGGCGGCACCCAACTGGCGCAGCATTCTTCATAACGGTAACGCGATTTCCGGGGTGCTCAACGCTGGCCCTTCGGGCGCCTTACCAATTAATTCCGGGCTGATCGAACGTGGCGGTGCGCTCGACAACTGGTATTTCCGCTTTGCTGGCGGTTTGCAAATCTGTCAGCAGCGCTTCACCGGCTACACCGCTGGTGTCACGCGCAACGTTGCATGGCTGGCGGCTTTCGCGGACACGCCTGTGGCGGTGTTCCCCAACATTTACCCGTCGGTTGACTGGGACATGTCGGCCAGGTGCTACGGCAATAGTGGCTCCTACTTTTTTATGTCTGACCGGACGCTGAACAATGTCGTGACAGTGACGGCAATCGGGAGATGGCACGCATGATTATTCACCATGTACCTTTTCGGCCTCTTGGTATCGCGACTCCCACGACAGCCTTTGTCGAAGGTGAAACATTGATCCTGAATGACCAAAGGATTGACCTTTCGCAGATCCCTGACGGGATGACCCTGCCGATGTCCGCCATCGGGCATGAATTGTTCGCAGGGCCCGTCACCCGTCGTAATGGCGAGATCGAATTGACCTTGAAGCTGGCCGTCAACGCGGGTGCGCCAGCTTATATGTGGCAGAACGGCAGGCTCCAGGTATCGGCCGGGCCGGTTCCCTTTCCGGTCGAGCCGATTGATCCGCCCAATCACTCAGCCAAACCCTTGGAGGACTTGAGCGATGTTTGATTTGTCGAAGCTTGAAAAAAACCAGACCCCCCAAGACCTCCAGGCACAGGCGGACTCCCGTGAGGCCCTTGCTTATCTGGCGTCTACCGACTGGTACAGCTTGCGGTACCTCGAAGAGAACACGCCCGTGCCCGAAGCGATTCTGGCCGCCAGGGCGGTGGCCCGTGGCAAGGTCCTCTCATGACACTCGCGCAACTCCAGCACATCTTTCCACGCGCCCGCTCTTTAGCGGGCGTTTTCATATCCTCACTCAACTTGGCAATGCTGAATCGGCAAATCAACACTCCCCAACGCGCCGCAGCCTTCCTCGCTCAAATCGGTCACGAGTCGGGTGAACTGCACTACGTGCGCGAACTGGGCAGTGATCAATACCTGAGCAAGTACGACACCGGCAGCTTGGCCGCGCGGCAGGGCAACACCCCCGAAGCGGACGGAGATGGACAAAAGTATCGTGGCAGAGGGCTCATCCAGATAACCGGCCGCCGTAATTACCTTGCGTGCAGCCAGGCATTGTTCGGCGATGATCGCCTGCTGCTCCAGCCACAACTGCTGGAGCAACCGCAATGGGCCTGCGAATCCGCCGCCTGGTTCTGGCAAAGCAACGGCCTTAACGAACTCGCCGACAAAGGCCAGTTCACCACCATCACCCGTCGCATCAACGGTGGCCTCAACGGTCTGGACGACCGTTTGCAGTTATGGGCCCGGGCGAAGGCGGTGTTATGCGCTTCCTAGGCGCGTTTCGCTTGATCGGTGTGTGCTTGCTCATGGCGTTGGTCTGGCAGGTACAGGCGTGGCGATACGGTGCGCGTATTGAGTTGCAATCGGTCGCCCATGCCCAGGCTCTGAGTCGACAAAGCCAGGCAGCCCTGGAGCGTCAACAGGCCGAACAAACCAAACGCCTGGCCCTTGAGCAACGCCTCAGCGCCAGCGATCAACAACACACCCAGGAATTAAGCGATGCCCAACGCAACCAAGTGGCTCTGCGCGATCGCCTGGCCACTGCTGATGTGCGGCTGTCAGTCCTTCTCGACACCACCGCCACTGGCTGTACAGTGCCAGCCGCCTCCACCCCCGGCGGCGTGGTTCATGCAGCCCCGCGAGCCCGACTTGACCCGGCGCATGCTCAGCGAATTATCCGCATCACCGACGACGGCGATAACGCCCTGATCGCCTTGCGTGCTTGCCAGGCCTACGTGCAGGCCGTCGCGCATTAG